AGATAAACGTAGCGGGCGTCAGAACCGCAGAGCGTCTAACTCGTCGGTGTCGAGCGTGACGAACGACACGACGATACTGATATCCTGCGTGCTCCCGGATTGGTTTTGCGCGCCGACGGTCAGTGAGTCGCCGGGCATGACCACGTCTGTAATCCCGCTCGTGCCAGACTCGCCTGCGCCCGCGTTCCCGACGTTCGTCCCGCTTCCAGCGGTAATCTGCGGATACTCGGTGCCACCACTAACCGCGCCCGTCTCGCCGTCGCCCGCGGTCGTCGCCGTCACGTCCGGGGCGCTCGTCACGTCCGTCTTCGGGTTGAAGATCGTCGCGGAGTCGCCCGCCGTATCCACGGTGACGTTCTTCCGCTTGTCGGTGTGGAACTGTCCCGACGAGTTAACCGTCGGCTCCAGCGTGAGGATTGCACGGTCGGCGTAATCGTTCTCCAGTAACACGCGTTTCGTGTCGGCGGCGGCGACGCCGTCCACTTCTGCCCGCTGGCGAGCAGTAACTCCGGGAGCGTGTTGTACTCAGCGACGAGCGCGTTACGAGCGGCGGTGTCCTCGTTGCTCATATCTGCTGGTACGGCCGTGCGGTCAAAAAGGAGAGGCCTACGTTATACGCGGCGTAGGAGACTATCTAACTCGTCAGAACACATTTCCATCGTACTGTCGTCGCGGGAACGCCAGTCAAGAATCAAGCGACGGAGCTCAAACAGTAACTCCTCGCGGTCGGCGTGGGTGGCGTACTCCGACGGCGTCTTGTGTTTGTCGTCGTGGTGATGTTCAAAGACGTGTGTTTTCGACGACCGGAGTTCGAGATTCTCCGGGCGGTTATCCCACTTGTGACCGTTCTTGTGATGGATGTGATACCGGCCGTTTGAGAATACCTTACTCGGGTTCGCGCCCTCGGCGATCGCGACGAGTTGGTGGACCATCGCCGAGTCCGTTTTGTAATCGTGCTTTGAGGCGACGTATTCGTAACCGTTCTGCTCTTTTGTGAAGAAGCGGGCGGGGCCTTCTTTCAGGTGATCAGCGCTCCCTCGCGTTTCAATCTCGAATTTGTCAATCCACTTCTTTATCCCGCTCGGCGTGACACCGCACTCGTCGGCAATGTCCTGCATACTTCGTCCTTGATTAACATACTGTTCTCGGAGCCATGTCTCGTCGTGAAACGGTTGTTTCTCGGCGATTTGCGCTTCGCTTTGGCCGCGACGATCAATACCGTTCTTCTTGAGCCAGCGTATAATTGTCTGTGCCGAAACTCCGCACTCCTCAGCCATATCTGTTGTAGAGCGACGCTTTTCAACGTACTCGGTTCGGAGCCACTCCTCGTTGTGGTACTTGCGGCTTCCCATACCACGGCTTGGTCCGCTACTCTAAAAATGTTGACGGTGTTAACGCCTATCAGAACTCTATGGTACTCGCAGACCTACTCTGCGAATAGTTCGCGTCGACGTGAACGCGTGCGTTCACGCCATTCAGGTCACGAATCGGGTCGTCGTAGTCCTTGATTTCGATATCCTGCCCGTTCGGCGCGTACATGAAGACGTGAATCCGCTCGGTGTCGTAGACCACGGCACCGAGGTCGCCGTCGTCTTCGAAGGCGAACGTGTTGGCCGGCGCGTCCCACCGCTCGTCGTCCACGCCCTGATACACGTCCTCGTGGGTGGCGGCGTGCGTGTCCAACCCGGCGATATCCCCGACAATCGGGGCGTCCTCGCGGTTCCGGAGGACTTGGTCGGTGCCCGCGCGGTTGGCGAACGCGAGGTTCGTGTCGTTGTAGAGTGCCGTCCGGTAGCCCGCGCTCGTCGCGTACGCGTTCGGCTGGAAGCCGGCCTTGTCCACCTCGCCGACCGCCTCGTTCAGTGCCTGATAGCCCTGATTCGAGCCGGCCGTGTCGAGGTTGTTGTCGGCTTGGTCGACGAGTTCGCGGAGCCAGACGCGGTTGATTGCGTTCTCCACCGAGGCACCGACGTGCTGGATGTTCCGCTCGATCACGTCGACCATTGCTTGGTCCTGCACCTCGTCGGTGATTCTGGCACCTTCGCCGTGCTTCTCGGTGTTGAACTCGACCGTCGTGTAGTTCTCCTCGTCGTCACGGATTTCCGACCCCGTCGCCATCGGCGGCGCGAACTGCTCGTCGGACGCAATCGGCACGTCCCCACGGCGGGTGTCGACGTTGATCACGTCCGCGGCGTCGCGTGCGACCTTCCGCTGTTCGCGGCCGTCCATGACGACTTCGAGCAACTGCTCGCGGAACAGCGTGTCCACCTCCTCGGGCGACGAGGTGGCGAACAGCATCCGCGGGATTGCGTCGTCGAGTCGCGCCTCCACCGAGTCGCCATGGTCTTCCATGCGCTTTGACGACGACAGTGTCTTCGGCAGGTTGTCGGCCCCGAGCGCGTAGTCCTTCAGCGTCCGGTGGCGGTCGGTGCCGCTCTCGGCGCGGACCGTCCGTCGCATTTCCGACTCCAGCGTCCGCGACTCGTGGTTCTGGATGAACCGGTAGTCGCCTTTCTTCGCCTTCGGCCACGCCTTCGCCATGTCCTCGCCGGACACGTCCGACCCCGGAAGCGCCGCGAGCATCAGCCCCTTGAAGCGCCAGTTGCCGTGGTCGCCGTGCTTGTGGAGCAGGCGACGGGCACGCTTCACACTCATGCTGTAGCCCCCTGCACGGCGAACAGGTCAACCTCGGCCAACTCGCCGGCCGCGGCACCGTCTTCGACGATAGCGACGCCCGACGACGCGGTCGACGTGGCGACGGTCTCGAACGTGCCGAGGCCGTCCGGCACGATCACGTCGCCCGCGGAGACGGCTTCGGACACTTCGACCCGCACCTCGCAGTCCCGTGTGATCACCGGCACCTCCTCGCCGCTCGCCACGTCGTACGCGGCGACGCCGTAGAAGTCGCCACCGCCCGCGCTACTCCCCGTTACCGTGTAGTCGGCGGACAGCCCCACCGGCTCCCCGGCCGTCAAGGCCTCCCCCGCTGAGAAACTGTTGACGTTGTCCCCCGAGAGAAGGATTTCCGTCTCGAAGGTGTGTTCACCTTGTGTGGTACTCATGCGTGTCCCCGGCTACGCCGTCGGGTCTAAAAAGTCCGTGGCCGTTCGCGCGTCTACCAGCCAGACGAGCGGGACGGTTTGGTGTCGTACTCGGGGTCGAACGTGTCGTCGTCGTCCGCGTCCGCCAGCGTCTTCGGCGGCGCGCCCGCGTCCTCTAACTCCGACAGCCGACGGTCCAACTCCTCTTTCTTCGCCTCCAGTTCTTCGACGGTGTCTGCCGACGCCAACTGCGACTGTGCCTCGTCGCTCGTCATGGCCTGCGACATGGTGTCTTCGAGGTCTTCGACGCGTTCCATCAGGTTCGTCACCTGTTCCTGCATGGCGTCGGCGTCCATCCCGTCGTCGGCCATTTCCATTTCGTCGTCGTCCTCCTCGTCGTCGTCCTCGTCGTCACCGTAGTCGCCCATTTCGGTGTCCCCACCCTGTAGTTCGTCCATTAAGTCCTCGTGGAGGTCTTCGGCCATGTCCATGACTTCGCCGTCGTCAAGGTCGCCGGTGTCGAAGCCGAACATTTCCATGATTTCGCGCACCTCACCCGCGTCGGCGAGTTCCCGGTCACTCATACCAGACTGTTCGCGGGTCAGGACTTTAGCCTCTTGCCCGCTGTCGCCCGCCGCGAGCGCCACCGGTCGGCGTGCGGACTCGCGCGCGAAGTTCACCGACTTGCTCGCGGGGTCCATGACGAGCGCGACACCGGTCAGTCGGCCGCCGTCGACGCGTGGCATGTCACGCTGGGGGTCGTGTGACTGCTGGAGGCCTTCGGCCGGAATCTCGACACTCGGGCCGCCGAAGCCGACCGTGCCGCCCTTCTCCAACGTCGACCGCAGGTTCTCGTCGGCGAACTGGCCCGCGCCCGTGCTCGTGTCCACGACGATATCGCCGAACAGGTTGCCGTCGTCGTCCGTGTCGAGCGTCTTCGGGTCGACGTGACCGGCGACCGACGCCTCGTGGTGGTCCCACTCCTCGGCGTCAAGATCGGCGGGCCGTCGTGCTCGGACTCGTCGTAGTGGGCCTGTAGCGCGGCGATCCCCTCGGGTGGGTAGTACGTCTCCGTTTGTGAGCCAGCGTCGGCCCAAATCCCGGGGGACAACAGCTTGAGGTTCCGGTAGCGGACGGTGTCGCCGCCGTCTTCGACCCGCTCAATCGGCTCCGACTCCAGCGACTTGAGCTGAAGGTGTTGGGCGGCCGCGAGCATGTTGTCCTCGGTGCGGTCGGGGAGGTCACGCTGTGACTCGTTCAACGACGACTCGGGCTTGGCGACGTTCGACGAGCGGAAGCCCCCCGCCTCGTCGTCGTACTCGTCGATCACGTACACCGGCTCCTCGTCGTCCGGGTCGCCCTCAATCGTCACGTCGCCGACCGTCGCCTGCTCCTCGTTAATCTCACTGACCCGGCCGTGGACCGTCTCGCCTTGCCACGACCACGACACCGCGTCTCCCGCGTCGAACTCGGCGAGCATCCGACCGTCGGACAGCACGCTCGGCGGCACGTCGTCGTCCCCGCTCGTCACGCGCGACAAGTCCACGCACCGGTTCCCGATTCGCACCCTCCCCTCGCCACACCGGTCGTCCGCGGCCGCGAGATTAGCATCCGGCACGTCGTCGTCCGGCACACAGTTCGGGACTTCTCTGCCGTCGACGGTTTTCGTGCCGACCATAGTGTAATTGTCCCAGCACGGCGTCTCGTCAAGCAACCGGTCGCTGTAGTGGTCCGACGCCGTGATTACCTCACGGTCGCGGTCGGACAGTTCCGCCGCGCCTTCGATTTGCCGCTTGATTGCGGCACAGTACGCCTCGGGGTCGCGCTTATCCTGATTGTCCGCAACGCAGGCGTCGAAGTCCTCGTAGTCGCCCATAGGCATACCGTCGTCTCGGTGCCGCAGTGCCTTTACTGTCGGGGCGCGTATCGCGGCGTACGCGCCCCCGGTGCGCGAGAACGGGTGTGTGCCGGTAGCATCCAGTGACCCCGTGCGTTTTCGGCCCGTTTCCGCGCGGGCGAGGTTACGGGCGCGTTACAGGTCGCGCCAGTTCGGCGGGGCCTTCACGAACGTGGACCGCTCCTGTGGATGTACAACCCACGAGTCCGGTCGCGCGAGCGCGTTGTTCATGTCGTCGTCGTGTTGTGGTGCCTCGTCGACGAGTTCCCGTAGCTCTTGCAACGGCACGGGTTCGCCGCCGTGGAACGGATTGGTCTTCTCAATTAACCACCGGCACGCCTCGGTCTGGCGGTCGTCCCCCGGCTCCGCGCCTAGAACAGTGCGTCGGCTTCGCCGCGTTCCTCGTAGCCGATTTCGCGCGCGGAGTTGAGCACCGCCGACGACTCGGTGCGGGCGATTACCTCCGCGTCGTCCCGGTCTAACCCGGAGAAGTCCATGATCGACTCGGTCAACGTGTCGAGCGTGAAGTCGTCCGTCCCGAGCACCTCTTTGAACTGCTCGCGGAGTTCGAACTGCCGGTCGGAGGATATACCGTCAAACTCGGCGAACATGGCCCCGCTGTCGACGGCGTCTCGGATGCGGTCCAGCACGAACTCGGGGGCGTCGCTCGCGGCGAACGAGACGAGCGTGCGTGAGGGGTCACTCTCGGGGTCGGTGACGCCGCGGTACATCTGGAGCAACGGCGCGTCCCACTCGGGCGCGTGCTGAAGGTCGCGGTCGGTCACGCCGCCGAGCGCCCGGTCGCTAAAATCCGTC